ATTTGTATATTAATTCTTTCAGATCGTTTTTTAGGTTGGTTGACGCGGTTGAATCTTCTGTCGTAAATCCATGAAATTCAATCAAATCAATAATTTTTTCTAAAAGTTCAAGTTTTGTAATATTCATATTCTTGGAGGAAGGAAACCCCTACGGCTTTAGCCTATGGGGGAGGAATTCCGACCTTGCACTTACTCTACATCAACCACTTCACTTTGTCAACCTCAAAATAATTCGTTCAATTTTAACTTTTTTTGTGTTTTTTAATTTTGAACGACTATTTATATAACGATGATAAGCTACAACACACAACTATTATCAAATAATCAAGAAGATCTAAATGATTTAAAACAACTTCTTGAATATCATAAAGTTGCATTCAATGTAGCTTCCAAAGAACAATTTGGCCAAGAAAAAAATTCAATCGTATTGTTGCACGAAAAAACTTATTCAAAAGTTAGATTCTTACATCCAACAATTCCATCTCAAGTTGTAATAAGAGCAGAACAAGAATGTCTTTCTTCGTATAGAACCGCCAAATCAAATAAACATAAACTAAAGAAACCCATAGAGAAAAAGAATCTCTCAATGAGATTAGACAAAAGACTTTATTCAAAAAACAAAGATGATAAATACTCTATCAACATCACTACGAGCAACAAGAGAAAATCATTCAAATATGTTGTATATCCAAGATTAAAAGAATTACTTGATAAATATCCACATCAAGATCCACTGATCTACGAAAATAATGGCAAACTATTTATAAGTTTTTGTTTTGATAATAAAATTGAAAAACAAAAATCAAAACTTGCATTAGGCGTTGATATCGGAATGCGAGTAAGTGCTGCTTGTAGCGATGGTAGAATCATAGTTGATAGAAAATTTAACGGTGACAAGCGTAAACTTCGTCACTTGAAAGATAATCTAAAATCTAAAGGCACAAAAAGTGCAAGAACACATTTTCGTAAATTACGACATAAAGAAGCTAACAAAAATAGAAATCAAACACATTTAATCGCTAATAAAGTGTTGGAAACAAACGCAGATACCATTGTGCTTGAGAATCTTAAAGGTATCAAAGCAAAGAAACATAAATTTCAAAACAAAAGAGCAATAAGTCAAGTTCCATTATTTGAACTTCGCAGAGTAATAACCTATAAGGCAGAAAACGCAGGTAAAAGCGTTATTCTTGTTAATCCATCATATACTTCTCAAATTGATTCGCTTACGAATAAAAGAGAAGGAATAAGAAAAGGACGAAGGTTTTATGCGAAAAGTGGACTTGTATATGATGCGGATTTGAACGCATCGCGGAACATAGCAAACCGTTCCAAACTTCCCGTTTCGTATGGTAACATACTTGATGGGCAGGCACTTGTCAACGTGCCAATCGTATGTAAGCCCTCTGCTGCACAAGCAGCGGCATTACAAGCCCCTATGGCTTTAGCCTAGGGGTTGTTGACTTTTACATAGTAACCACTATATAAAGTTAGTCAATTAAATTTTTAACGTGATGATCTTCCACTTTAACCTTTTTGGTTTTCATAATCTCATTTATTTTTTCAAACGAATATGGACCTTTTATTCCATCCCACCCCACATCTAAAATCTTTCCATTCAAATAATTTGCTTGAGAGGCAAAATAATTATAATGAGAGTGTCCACATAACATATAGGATCCCTCTTTCATATAATTCCAAATTGAAATCGGATAGTGCATCATAATAATTAATATATTATTTATATAAATTTCTGCATAATCTCCCAAAAAAATAACATTTTTATATCGTAATGGATAAACATCTATATCATCACGTCCAAATTGGTTTTTAATTTCACGTTTGTATATACGTTCAACAGGATTATTGTGATTGCCCCACAACATGTATATGTTTTGACATTGAATTCTAGAAAGATAAGATTCAAATAAAGATTCAGAACTGTTTAAACAAAAATCACCAAGATAAAACAATACATCATCACATTTTACCTCTTGATTTAATTTTTCAATTATACGATTGGTATGATCTTCATATGACGTATAACCGCGCTTCTCCCAAATGAAATTCTTCTGATGTCCTAAATGAAAATCGCTGGAGAACCAAATAGTTCGGTTATCTTCGTTTTTTATGTTCAACATTTACATATTTTAACACAAAATTCAACGATGTCAATGTTACTGTTAATTGACTAAATTTAATGTTATTATTCATAGATCTATCAATCTACTACCACAAATCCCTAGAGAAAAGTCTTAACAATTCACGTGTCACAGGAAGTAACTGACCTGCAGAAGCTGCAACAACCCTAGCCTCTTCTCTAGAAACAAACTTTCCATCTGAAAGAAGAAATCCCCTTATGCCACAAGAGGGAGTCAGCTTCCCGATCTTTAACATGTGTCTTATCACATCCTCATGTCTTCCTGGAGGATCGACGTGAAAAACAAACCCTGATTTGTCGTATATCGCGGAAGCTATAACTATCGGACCATTCATTCGACTATGTCTTTTAGACGCAATCCAAAGCTAAGCCGGTTGGTCTGTGATTTAACGCAATGCCAGAGTGGTTGAGTCTTAGACACCTTGAATATCCTAAATTGCCATCCCAAATCATCTAGAGAGGTTTTTACCTCTCCTAAAGAGTCATCAAAATACCTAAAGTAGGATTTTCCTGGTTCTTCTGCATATGTCACATACATCCTGATCCCTGGACTGTTACTATTTGTGTGCCAACTCATAAAGCCATCCGACCTATACCAAAAGGAGCCAGAAAAGACGTTTTTAACTTCTGGAAAAAAGGGCCTCAAATTATCAGACAACCTTTGTTGAAGCTCATCAGAAACATCAAGAGTAGTCAACCTCGAAGACAGGTTCCTATCCACATTCCCCTTTACCTTCATCAACCTCCTTAGCTCCACCAAAGAAAGAAGGTAGTCCACATCTGACATCTTAGGACTATTTTTTGGATGGACATAAGTAACTAACTTGCCAGTCTCCCAAAGAGACTTAAACAATTCCAGTGTTTCTTTTATCTCTGGTGTTTCTGAAAACCCTAAATCAAGGTCCTCTTCTGTTAAATTGAGAATTTTCATTTTGATGTATTTACTGTAAATTGAGAAACAAGATCAACTATCATAGCCTTCTGACTCAGAACTAAAGGATCTTCTATTTGTTTCTGTATTAGAAAATCGGTGTAAGATCCCTGATGAAAATTTCCATCGAGATATACCATGCCGTTGCTTACTACACAACCATCGGGTATCTGAACAACCTCAAACCCAGGCAAAACTCCCGGATGAAAATCATAAACAGAGACAACTACCAAATCAGAAAGGAGGGCGAATTTCATGATTGAATCGTCACTCCTCCTCCTGTACCATCGCCTAGTGAAGGGTATCCTCCTAACCCGTGAGATGGAAACACAAAATTGTCGATCGTATAAAATGTAATACCCGTTACACTCACACCGCCGGTCGCTCCCGTAGCTCCTGTCCGGGGATCATACTTATCATCGTCTTTATCACGACGGGTATGGAACCCGTTAGAACCATTGCTGCCTGGGAAAGCTACCACTGTCTTAGTTCCGTCTGAATTTGAAACAGAAGAAGCTTGTCCGGGTCCTCCCACAATGATCTTGAGAATCCCATCAGACTTGGCTGTAATCGTACCACGAACACCGCCGCCGTTGCCACCACGACCTCCGCTTGCTGGTCCTGTTCCTGCATTGACATTTTTACCAGCTTTGCCTCCACCACCTTTAATATGGAAGTCGTAAACTGCGTTCGGTGCACCAGTAAAAATCTGTAAACCAACGACGGCAGGATGGAAAAATTCAGTCAAGGTTCTTGTGTATGGCCTTGCTGGTTTCCAATTCACACCATCATAAGTTAACACGTCGCCTTGTGTGGGACTTGCCACACTAGCACTTAAAGGTTTACCCCTCAATGCTACCACCGATGTTGTATTTACAGATCCTACTACATCGCCTGCAAGATTAGTTCCTGATAAATCAGTTGCGTTTGCCGCGTTGCTATATTTGATGATATACATCAACGCCATGTTTTTTGGCCGGGTTTCTGAACTACCAGTCGAATTAATACTCAAAGGAGTAACTCCATATAAGGCATCTATCTGAAAACTGCTACCAACAAAATCTGCTGCCGCCACTGTACGGGTTTCGGCCCAATTAGTTGTTCTTGCAAGTCCATAACTATCTGGTCCGGCCTGTGGTTGTAAAGTTGTATTCGCTGGGAAGTTATAAGCGGCTCCATGATCTCCCAGAGGATTTAAATACCAAGAAGAAAAAATTCCGGTACCTGATTTGGAAGTAGGCGTTATGGTAAGTGTTTTAGGATTAATGGTGTTATTAAAAGATGTGACGTTGGCATCAAAATAATTATTAGAGTCATATGACACGCGAATTTTTTTATTGTTGTCATTGAGTGGATTATGAGTATTATCAAAAAAATTTCGGTTTACATTTATCTGGCCGAGCGACGTGTTTAGGGCAAGTGCGTTCAAATCTATCTGAGTGCTCGATGTGAGCGTACTTTGATTTGTGCCACTGTGAGTGTGGGTGTGACTCTTGAAAGAATCTTCCTGAATACTTCCAATGGTTCTTATATCAGGATCTATAGCTTGACTAGTGTCTAGTCCTCTTATAAATCTACCACGTAAGTCAGGCAAATAAAACGTGTTACCGCTACCGCCATAAGTATAACCTATAACATCATACAGTTGTTGATATGATGACACTTGGTATGGATCGCCATTACATTCTAACCAGTTGATAGGTAAAGCTGTACCCGCCCAAGGAAGTATTGATCCAATAGGCATCGCGTCGACTAATACATTTTTTAAAAAACTTGATGTAAAACAAAAACTACTTGTTAAAGCATGACTACTACTCAACGCATAACTGCTACTTAAAGCGTAACTAGAGCTAAGAACTGTACCTTTTACATTGCTTGCAGTTACAAAACTTGCGGTTAAACTGTTACTACTGCTTAAAGCATAACTGCTACTTAAAGCATAACTGCTACTTAAAGCGTAACTGCTACTTAAAGCGTAACTGCTGCTTAAAGCGTAACTGCTGCTTAAAGCATAACTACTACTCAACGCATAGCTGCTACTTAAAGCGTAACTAGAGCTAAGAACCGTACCTTTTACATCGTTTGCAGTTACAAAACTTGTGGTTAAACTATTTCTTGACCAACTACTTGTTCCAAACAAACTGCCGGTAGCGTTATTTATAGTAGTTTTTTGTAATACTTCAAGATTTCCTGGAACCAGCCAGTCGTT